TCTGGAAGGTTTAGACAATGACCGAACAAGAAACAGCATGGCTCGTCTTCTTGAAAACCAAGCCAAGGAGCTTCTTCGTGAAACTTCTTCAATGGCTGGTGGTGATGTTGAGGGCTTCGCGGCTGTTGCATTTCCAATCGTTCGTCGTGTATTCGGCGGACTGATCGCTAACGATCTCGTCAGCGTTCAACCAATGAGTCTCCCAAGTGGGCTCATTTTCTTCCTTGATTTCACCACTTCGGATGAACAAGGTTCTAGAGGTGGTTTAATCAACGGAGACTCACTTTATGGTGGTGGCAAGGTTGGTGCCGGAATCACTGGTGGTGTTAGCTTAGCTGCTCCAGACAATGAGAAGAGTTTCTATAACTTAAACCAAGGTTATTCTTCTCCGACTGGATCTTTGGCTGCAAATATTATTCCTGTTATTTCAGGATGTTTTGGAGCTAGTTCTGTTGGTGATGGTACACTCAAGCAAGCTAGGGTTTATAATGCAGGTGCTTCGGCAAACGCAGGAACTGCTGTCCAATGCGTTTCTGGTACACTAGAGCGGCTTTGTCGTTATGACCCAGACTTCACTTCTGGGACAACTAATGTGTATGTTGGTAAGATTCTGCTTAGCTCGTTATCACAGATTAACCTAGATAACTTGGTTACTCTTTCTGGAACTATGGCTAACGCCAGTGACGGACAGGCACGTCGTCTGACTGCTTTCTCCGGTACGGATGGTGGACTCCATCAGCCGTCAGATGGCGACCCAACACATGCGTTGGTGTTCTTCCACTCTGATAGTCGTACAGTAGCGCAATTATCGGCTTCTTACACTAATGGAGACGGTTCTGGTGGTGATAACACTGTTACCGTTGCATACTCTATCGATGATGATTTCGTCGTTAGTAATGCCCTTGGTTCCGTAGTGGGTGATCCTCTATGGGGTCTAGAGCAAGCAACCAACGCAGTTGCATCAACTGCTGGTGTGATTCCAGAGATTGATATCTCGGTTGACTCTGTGAGTATCACAGCGATGACCAAGAAGCTCAAGGCTAAGTGGACACCGGAGTTGGGACAGGATCTAAACGCCTATCACAACTTGGATGCCGAGGTCGAGCTAACTTCAATTCTCTCTGAGCAAATTGCTCTAGAAATTGATCGTGAGATTCTCGAAGATCTGGTCAAGGGTGCAACTGCTGGTACATATTACTGGTCCCGTCACGCTGGCAAGTTTGTTAACAGAACAGGCGCAGCAGGTGGTCAAGAAGTTGGTGCTGCTACGGCAACACCTGACTTTACAGGTACTGTGTCCGAATGGTATGAGACTCTTGTTGAGACAATCAACGATGTCTCTGCACAGATTCACCGCAAGACCTTAAGAGGTGGCGCAAACTTCATCGTGGTTTCACCTGAAGTTGCTAACATTCTTGAGTTCACGGCTGGATTCCGTGCAAATGTCACTGGCGACACTGACCGGGGCACTGTTGGTGCTGTGAAGACCGGTTCTCTTTCTAAGAAGTGGGATGTCTATGTAGATCCCTACTTCCCTCGTAACCTCGTTCTCGTTGGTCGCAAGGGTGGATCCTTCTTGGAGAGTGGATATGTCTATGCTCCATATGTTCCGCTACAAGTCACGCCTACTATCTTCGGAACCGAAGACTTCGTACCCCGCAAGGGAGTTATGACGCGCTACGGCAAGAAGATGGTTCGTCCTGACATGTATGGTCTGGTTGTTGTTGCTGACCTCGTTTAATAAACGAAATAACACAATAACATAAAAAGATTGCCCTCGTCATTTAAATGGCGGGGGTTTTCTTTTATTGCTCAACTATTTAAGGTGAGGAGACTTATATTTAATGGCGATTCCCACTCTTACCCCCAAAAGTAATGTTAGTGCTATTGTGCTTCCGGCTACCGGCTCACCTGGAAGTGTTGCAGGCGAATGTCCTTTTGGACTGTATTCGGGTTCTGTAGAATTTTTATCAGGAGCCGCTGAACAAGTTGCATACACATTTAAAAAACTTGGTGGAGACATCTTAGATCTTGAGATCACCACAGGCAGTATATATGCTGGATACGAAGAAGCAGTTTTAGAATATTCCTATATTGTCAACATGCATCAAGCAAAAAATATATTACCTGATGTTCTAGGTATGACAACTGGAACCTTTGATCGACATGGTACAATAACGTCAAGCCTTAGTAGTTCACACATTGCTCTTAAATATCCCAAATCTACATTTTCATATGCACAAAAAGTTGCAGAAGCATTTTCAACCAATGCACGAGCAGGCGGAGCCACGCGGATATACTCAGCTTCCTTTAAAACAACTGGAAGTGTTCAAGACTATGATCTCCAGGAAGTTTTAAATAGTGCGAGCGTCCACAATGTGGATGCTGCCACATCAAATCCGGTCCCCTACGCTGGCTTCACAAGCGGCAGTAAAATTATCGTTGATAAAGTATACTATAAAACACCGGCGGCTATGTGGAGATTCTTTGGCTATTATGGCGGCTTAAACACTGTTGGTAATTTAGCCAACTATGGACAGTATGCAGATGATTCAACGTTTCAGATAGTTCCTGTGTGGCAAAACAAAGCACAAGCGATGGCTTTTGAAGATTCAATTTATACACGAAATTCCCATTATTCTTTTGAATTGCGTAATAATATTTTAAGGATATTTCCTACCCCGCCAAATACAAATTCAAGTCCATCTTATTTTTGGTTTAATTTTAGAATTGTCGAAGATGCTTGGACAGCATCCTCTGGTTCCCTCGTTGACGGAATCAACAATATGAACACAGTTCCTTTAGCAAACCTTCCTTATAAAAATATTAACTCAATTGGAAAACAATGGATTCGCAGATTTGCTCTTTCATTGGCAAAAGAGACATTAGGACATGTTCGTTCTAAATTCGCCACTGTGCCCATCCCCGGCGAATCGGTAACTCTTAATGGTCCAGCATTAATTTCCGAGGGCAGAGAAGAACAGGTTAACCTAAGAACAGAACTAAAAGAGACGTTAGATGAACTAACATATCAAGCTTTAGCTGAAAAAGATGCTTCCATTGCAGATTCAGTTAACACAATTAATCAAAACATCCCAGCAGGCGTTTTTGTTGGATAAGGAGGTAATACATGGCTGACGATAAATGGTCACAACCGCCGCAACCACCTCCTCCATTATTTCTTGGCGAGAAGGAAAGAAATCTTGTCAAGCAGGTAAATGATGAGCTTATTGAAAGAGTTATTGGACAACAAGTTGTCTATTACCCAATAGATCAAAGTATCACTAATTACAATGATTTATATGGCGAGGCAATAGAAAAATCATTTCTTGCTCCAATAAGAGTATATGCGCTTGTTAATTACGAAGCCACAGAAACGAAAGCCGATGAACACGTTGGGATCGATAAATCAAATACAATTACAATCTATTTTCATAAAAGAAGATTACTTGAGGATCAAGATCTATATGTTAGAGAAGGCGATTTTGTATTATATGGCGATTATTTCTATGAGATAGCAGCTATTTCATGGGCAAGACAATTGTTTGGACAAATTGATCATAAATTTGAAATTGTTGCCACTTGTTCATATTCTAGAGAGGGACTATTTGATGCCACCTGATAATCCAAGAAAGCCAGATCTGGCACCCTTACAAGAAATTCCTTTTATGCCTTCAACATTGGAGACGATTGACCGTGCCCTGTTTGATTATATTGATGATGAATTGAATGTGTTTTGCACAACAAACAAGGGCTTTAAAAAGATACCTTGTATTTGGGTCGGTGCTGAGCGAGCCTATCAGATTAAGCACAATAAAGATCTTAGAGATGCCAATGGATGGTTGATATACCCCATCATGACTCTTGAAAGAACTTCAGTTGAAAAAGATGTCACCAAACGAGGTGCGCTTTATGCTTCTATTCCAAACCGACAAGATAACAAAGGCGGCACGATGACGATTGCCAGAGTTATTAAGCAAGATAAGACAGCTAATTTTGCCAATGCCGATTCAAAGAAATTAATAGTTAATACAATTGGAACAGGGCAAAAGAACTTTCCGAGAAAGAATAACAAAGTTGTTTACGAAACGATTACGATGCCGATACCAATCTATTTAGAAGCCGGATATACTTTAACAATTAAGTCTGAATATCAACAACAAATCAATGAAGCTATAACCCCCTTTATGACCACCCCAGGTGGACCAAATTATTTCAATGTTCACAAAGATGGTCATAGCTTTGAGGTATTTATAGATTCTAACTATGAATTAAATAATAATGCTGCATCACTTAACGAAGATGCACGCGGTTACGAAACGCAAATATCTTTTAGAGTTCGGGGATATATTATTGGCGGAGATAAAAACGAAGAGCGACCAAAAATTATTAGACGAGAAAATGCGGTAGAAGTTAAATTACCCCGCGAACATGTGATTTTTGGAGACATTCCAGAACACTTACATATCAGCGGGAATGTCCCATTTTATCGAGAGTAGTTTTGACTTATTTGGGGCTTTCGCCTTTTGTTCAACTATTTATTAACGATAGTAAGAATAGAAGAACTTCATTTTTGATATTTTTTGAAACAGTGCAAGGAGACACTTAGTAATGGCAGCTAAATCTTTCAAGTTTATTTCACCCGGTATTTTCATTGATGAGATAGACAACTCGGAGTTACCAGCCCTTCCAGACGAGACAGGACCAGTAATCATAGGGCGCACAGAGCGTGGACCAGCAATGAGGCCAATTAAAATTGGATCATTTTCTGAATTTATTCAAGTCTTTGGCAGCCCCATCGCTGGCGGTCAAGGCGGCGATGTTTGGCGTGATGGCAATTATCTTGCTCCAACTTATGCAGCGTATGCCGCTCAAGCTTATTTAAGAAACAGTAATGCAGTTACAATGGTTCGACTTCTTGGCGCACAAGCCACTTCTGCCACCAATGCTGGCAAAGCAGGCTGGACCACTGGTACAAAAGCAACTCCGAAAGTCAACACCACCCTCGCAGCAACCAACGGCGGGGCATATGGATTCTGGGCTTTCCCATCTGGATCTGGAGACGGACTTACTGCTGCTGACCAAATTATGACTGGAGCCTTGGGCGCGGTCTGGTATCTAAACGAAGGAGCCATTGTGCTCTCGGGGACCATGAGAGATGCAGACGGCACCGGAGCGGGCGGCACTGTTGGCACTGGTAGTGCCACACTTTTTAGATCTCTGGATACAACCACACCAGTTGGGGCAAGCACCTTTGCGGGCGCACTTAAAAATGAATGGTATGCAATAATTTATGATGGCGACGGAAATATAGTAAAAGAGACAGCCTTTAACTTTACCCCCTCGTCCTCAAAGTATGTTAGAAAAGTGTTTAATACCAATCCCACATTGGTTAACACTGCAATTACAAATACTACTCAACAAGAGACTTATTGGCTAGGTGGCTCTTTCGAAAAACACTTAGAAACTTGGGTTACCGGCGCAAACGCAGGAGAAGCTTGGGGCACTATTCTTGGTCATGCCAGCGGAAGCCAATACGGAGCAGATTTCAGAATGGCATTCCAAGCTGCCCAAACTCCATGGATTGTTTCACAGGATCTTCAATCATCTTTTTCATCTTATGATGTCTTAGGAACATCTCGCGTAAAGCAATTGTTTAAGTTCCATACGCTTGATGCTGGCGAAGACGAGATGAAGAAAATAAAAATTTCTATCTCGGATGTTAAGGTTGCTGGAAATGATTTTAATCCTTACGGCTCTTTTAGCGTAGAACTTAGAGATGCCAGAGATAATGACTTAACACCTGTAGTTTTAGAAAGATTTAGTTCTGTAAACCTCAACCCAAATTCTATTCGTTATATCGCAAGAGTTATCGGAGATCAATACCTTTCATGGGATGATACCGAAAGACGACATAGGTTATATGGAAATTATCTAAATGCATCAAAATATGTTCGTGTTGAGATGAACTCTGATGTCGATGCCGGTGCGACTGACGCACGATATTTGCCATTTGGCTCTTATGGTCCGCTTCGACCAAACACATGGACTTATATTAGTGGTACAAGCCCCACAAACCCTGACGCCTCTGCACAAAACAACTGGGTTTTTGGTGGTACGAAGATTCCAATGCCCGGTGGCACCCCTGGTGCCTTGGCATCGACCTCCCCCCAGGTTCCCAGTGTGGCATTTATAAACATGTCAGGCGGCAACGATGCCAACACATTACCATCGGGTATCCCGCGTCCCGGATCTCTCAAAGGTTATTTCCCAGGCATTTCGCTACGACAAAGTGCTTCGGATGGTGGGATATCAAACCCGAAAGATGCCTACTTTGGAATGGATTCTACACAAGCCAGCAACAACAGGCATGAAGATAGTTATGGAGACATTCTTTATCCGATGCCCGCTGGCGGCGACTCCTTCACCAAGGCTGGTGGAACTGAGTACTCATATCTATTTTCACTCGATGATGTAAGCGCATCAACAAATGGAAATGCTGCTGGAATAGGTGTTTGGGTTTCTGGCTCTCGAATCGCCGGAAATTCCTATACGGCAGTGAGTGGAGCATATACAGAAGTACTTGATGCCGGGTTTAACCGCTTTACAGTTCCTCTATATGGCGGATTTAATGGTTTAGATGTTACAGACAAGGAGCCTTTTAACAATACCGATCTTGGCACCAACTCAACCGACAATTCAAACTACGGCTATTATTCCGTAAGACGCGCAATTGATACAGTTGCCGATCCAGAGAATGTCGAATATAATTTAATGGCCGCTCCTGGTATTTGGAATGAAGGTATTACCGCTCATATGATTGAGGTTTGTGAAGCTCGCGGTGATTCTCTCGCGGTCATTGATTTAGATACAGGATTTTATGCACAAACAGAGAATACAAACTCAGTAGCTTCAAACTTAGGATCCGTTTCCACCGCAGTAACAAATTTGAGAAATAGAAAAATTAACTCAAGTTATGGATGTGCATATTATCCCTGGGTTCAAATCCGAGATACCATTAGCAACAGTCTTCTTTGGGCACCCCCCAGCATTGTAGCACTTGGAACATTCTCCAGCGCACAGAAGAAAAGCGAACTTTGGTTCGCCCCTGCTGGCTTTACCAGAGGAGGGTTGACCGAAGGCTCTGCTGGACTCCCAGTAATCCAAACTCGTGAAAGGCTAACGTCCAAGAATCGTGACGATCTTTACGAGGTAAACATTAATCCAATTGCTACATTCCCAGCCGAGGGTATTGTTATTTTCGGACAGAAGACATTGCAAGTAACGCCATCGGCACTTGATCGAATTAATGTGCGCCGCTTGATGATCTTTGTCAAGAAAGAAATTTCAAGAATGGCAGCTACAATCTTGTTTGATCAGAATGTACAAGCAACTTGGGATCGATTCTTAAATAAAGTCAACCCCTTCTTACGAAGCGTTCAAGCCCGTCTTGGACTTACAGATTTCAAAGTTATACTTGATGAGACTACGACAACCCCAGAGTTAATTGACAGAAATGTATTGTATGCTAAGATATTCTTAAAGCCTGCCCGCGCTATCGAATTCATTGCTCTTGACTTTGTTATCACAAATACAGGTGCGGGCTTTGAAGATTAATCATGAAAGAACTATCTATTATAGGAACAGGAGAATAAATAAATGTCAATGAATTTTTGGTCATCAAAAGACTTAGAGCCAAAACGCCAGTTTAGATTTATTATAAGCTTGCAGCCCGGTATTTCGGGACAGGAATTAAGGTTTGCTGCTAAAACTGCGGATCGCCCAAGTTATACAATTGGTGAACAAGAGCACCGATTCTTTAATCATACCTTTTATTATCCTGGCAGAATGAACTGGAACACAGTTGGAATGACCTTGGTTGATGCTATACAACCCGGCTCCACTGAAGTTCTCTATCAATATCTTGCGGATATTGGCATTCAACAGCCCAGAGATTTCGGAGAGGCAGTTGGTACAACTATTACTAAAGAGTCTGCTGTTAATTCACTTGGCGACGTTAAAATTTATGAGCTTGGAACAAGTGGTGAAAACGAGACAAGGATGATAGGAGAGTGGTCTTTGATTAACGCCTTTATTACGGAGGTTAACTTTGGTTCTCATTCTTATGATTCCGATGAGATGGTTGAGTTAACTCTCACATTAAGATATGACTGGGCTCAGTATACCAAATATGCTGGCAAAGGCAAGAAATTACGATAATTTAATTTTAAAAAACGTAATATATAGTTTATACTATAAACACAAAATACAATAATACAGAGGTGTAAATGGCTAGAAATAACCAAGCACGTACTGGTGTCAAAAAAGCACCAGAGACTGCTTCGGAGAGTACCCCTCCTGTTGAATCGCAACCGGTATCAACCAAGGGCACACTCTCATATGAAACTCCTACGGAGTTTGTGGAGCTTCCATCGGGAGGAAGATATTATCCACCCGGTCATCCACTATATAAACAAGAAACTGTTGAAATACGATATATGACTGCTAGAGATGAAGATATTCTTACTTCACAGACTCTTTTGCGAAAGGGCTTGGCAATTGACCGACTATTAGAAAACCTCTTAATCAATTCCGAAATTCAGGTTAACGATCTGCTTGTTGGTGACAAGAGTGCACTAATTCTCGCAGCACGAATTTCTGGATATGGGTCAGATTATAATACTAAGGTTACTTGCCCAGGCTGTAACTCGGCAGTGGATCATCATTTTGATCTTAGCGCGGTAAAACTTAATCCAGGCACCGTAGTATCTGAAGATGTGGAAGAAGTTCGGACAACGCCTCATGGAACCTTTGTAGCAACGTTGCCGAAAACACAATATGAAGCTGAATTTAGATTATTAACTGGTGCCGATGAAAAATATCTTAGTGATGCGGCTAATAAAAAAGCAAAACTAAATATACCTGATGCTGGCGCAACTGATTTACTAAAGAGATTACTTATCTCAATCAATGATGTAACAAGTGGCAGCGAGATAAGCGACTTCATTGACAATATGCCAGCCCTTGATTCACGCTTTCTTCGCGCCTGTGTTCAGGGTGCCACCCCCAACGTTGATATGACACAGCTATATTCTTGCGATAACTGCGGCTACGAGTCCGAAATGGAGGTGCCGCTTACAGCGGACTTTTTTTGGCCTGGATAACGAATATATGGAGATGGTTTACGAACATTTCTTTTATTTAAAACAGCACGGAAATTGGAGTTTTGTAGAAGCATACAATTTACCAATTGGCTTGCGAAACTGGTTTGTAGAAAGGCTATCTAAACATTTCGAAGATCAAAACGAACAAACTGAAAAGGCTCATCAAAAAGCAAAAAATCGTCGCTAAGCTTAAACTACGAGAAAATTGGGTTAACGCCCAATTTTCTTTGTTTAGGGAACTAATTAAAGAAGCAACAATATAAGGAAAGCTTTCTATGGAAAATAATGGTGATTTAGTACCAATTAAAATTGATTTAACAATTGGCAATGCAATTAACGAAAGTTGGCTTGCCATGTTTGGAGGTGCAGTACAAACAATTCTAGGTGGAATGTTTGGTGGAGGTTCTGTTCCCGTTAATGTTGTCGGGTCAAGTTCGCAGATAAAGTCTTTTGAAAAAGCTCTCGGAGGCGAAGCCAAATACCTCCGAGCAATGAATAAATATGGGTTAAATGATCCAAAGGTTATAAAAAACAAAACAGCCCTGGATAAAGCAATAAAGAGCTTTGAAAGAGAAACCGGAATTATTTGGCCATTTAAATAGGATACTATAAATTATGGC